CCGCCGCCACCGGGTTGAGTATTTGTTCCACCTCTCTGTTTACCACCACTACCCATTGCTCTATCTCTAGCTGAAGGTCCTCTATCGACTCCACTCGATCTACCACCTTGATAACCTCCACCAAATCTAAATGGAATTCTACCACCCATAGCTTTTTTAATTCTAGTAAACTCATCTAAATTTTCAATACCACCCATAATCCCTTCTTGTACATCTTTATCACCATCTATAGTAAATATCTCTTCTGCCTCTTGAAGATCAGTACTACCTGTTTCCATATCTCTATCTATTTTAGCGTAGCCTTTAGAACCTTTATCAGTATCAAAATATATTTCTGCACTACCATCAGTTTGATTTACATCAACTGTAATGTCTGGTCTGTCAGGATGTTTGTAACTATCAACTCTACCAGACTCACCAATTTTTTTTCCTTCTTTCATAACTTTAGCTACGACCATTTCATAAAGCTGCATACCTTTATCACTTACTGCTGCAATACCTTCTTGCACAGTTTCTGATTTAAGAGGTTTTGCGATTCTACCTATAATCGGCATTGACGCTAGGCCACCCATTAGTTTCATAAAAGTTCGTCTATCCATTATGCTCCTTCTCCAAACACACCACCAAAACTTTCGTATTGATCAGCTAGATAATTTGTTTTTTCTTCTTCAGTCATACCTAAAATTTTTTCTCTTTCATCCATAGCAGCTTCTATACCCATCTTACCTAAACCTAACGCAGTAATACCTGCACCAACTGGTGTCATCATTGCACCAACTCTACCTAAAGATAAAACTCTACCTAAAGCATTTTGTAAACCTTTACCACCAAATCTTTTTGCAGCTTCTGGAAATAATAATTCTGCACCAACCAAAGGATCAACTGTTGCATCGACAATATTTTTTCCTTCTTCTAAATTACTTTTTACAGTCATTCCTGCAAATCCTAAACCTGCTGCAGAACTACCTAGTGTAGATAACAAACCAGATAATAATTTACCTGTACCTTTTCTAACTGTTTTACTTAGTAAAGGTGCTGACGCTACGGCAGCCGTGGGCATTGGATTGTTTGCAGCCCAATCTAGTAATGTGGCTTGTGAAACTTTATCATCGGTTTTAGGATCGACGAACGCGCCGATCTCGTCGTTGTATTTGATTGGTAATTCTTCTGCAGTTGCTGCGCCTGTAAGTGCTAAAGTACCTGCAGCTGCCAAACCAAGTTTACCTTTCTTAGGAATTTTTTCACTAACTGCTCCTATCTCATTTAAAATAGGTTCCGCAAAATTTTTAAATTTTTCCACAGGTCCACCAATTTGTTTATATCCTATACCTTTAGTTTTAAAAATTCCTTCAGGAATATCAGGTTGTAAAGTTACTTTTAATTCTTCCGCAACTCTTAAAATATTTTTAACTTTTGGATCATTAGGGTCAGGATTTTTTTTAATGTATCTTTCTGCCATTGCTTTAAATCCATTTGACCTATTATGTGGACCCATAATAGGATTTCTATTATAAGGTAAATTTTTCATTTTACCTTTTTTGTAAATATCTCTTTGATGATCTATTTCAAATAATCCTCTTTCAGTTAAAGATTCTTTTGTAATTCCAGGTGGTTTATCTAATCTTATAATGTCACCATCTTTAGATACGGTAGTTGATAATCGATTCATTAAATTTTCATTGTTTAGAACTAAAAGAGGATTTTTTCTTATAGGATTATTTAAAATTTCTTTTGTATATTTTCTTTGATCTAAATTTATTTTTCTTTCAGCTTCAGTTAAAGCAACATCTCCTTCTTTAATTCTTCTTGTTGTTCTACGTTCTGATGCTGTAGCTAAATCATAAGCTCTTTTTTCTGGATCTGCAGCTCTTTTTAATTTTTTTCTTTTATTAACATTAGTTAATAATTTTTCTTCAAAACCACTCACCTCTGATTTTACAATTTTTTTAGCCTCTTTTTGATTAGCAGTCATTCCTTTTGTTGTTGCGGGCACAACATATTTAGGAACATACCTAGGATTAGACGTCATTTTTCTATAATCATCTGCGTATTGTTCAACAGAAAAATCAGTAGCTAAATTAACTGCTGACTTAATTGCTTTTTCGTCTATATTTATTTTATATTTATTTCGAGCTATATTTTTAATTTGATTAACATCCGTGACACCACTATCAATAATTTCTTTAATTACTTTAGTAGCATTTTGACTTCTTCCTATTACACCTTGTCCTCTAAAATTTTCATTAAAAACTCTTTTTACAGTGGTAGCTGGAACTCCTATTTTTTTAGATAATTCTAAAAATCTTATGGGCTCACCATCTGCAATTAATTTTTCGAGTGCATCAAAGGCTATTTGTCTGCCCTTTATATTTTTGGCTACCATTATCTTCTCTCCATAAACATCGATGCAAGACCACCATCTGCATAATCACTATGTAGACCACCAGCTCCACCACCATAAGGACCACCAGCTCCGCCGCCACCTGGACCAGTGCCTCTACGGTCTCTGTCAAGTCTTGCTTGTATACGTTGAGTCTCTGCTCTTCTAGCTGCTGCTTGAGCTGCTTTTTCTGCTTCAGCTTTTTTTGCTGCGTCAATAGCTTTATCGTTAATTGTATCGAAAGTTTTTTTTCTTCCTCGATTAAAAATTGCTGTTCCTATTTTAGGTCCAAATACTTTTGTCAATCCACTCAATACACCAAGGCCTGCTACTTGATTTGAAATATCATCGTCATCATCATCTAATGCTCCAAGTCCTCCTATCATCGAAGGTCCACCCATCGTTCCAAGTGCACCCATCATTCCTGGATCTGTAGGTCCACCTTGTAAAAATCCTATACGGCCACCATCTGCTTTTTTAAGTGGTGGCTCGCCTCGTGGGTGAACTCCTGTTTCTTTGATCTGCATCAACTCTTCAAAAGTTTCATCACCATATAATCTAACACCTAATGCTTCTTCCATAATCTCGTAAGATTTTCTTGCACCAGGACTACCTAAAGCTTCAATCATCTCTGATGCATCTTCTCTGCTTGCGCCTTTTTCTCTGTATGCATCTCTGATGTTATCACCAAAAGGTCTTGGGGTAACATTTTTAGCTTTTACTTTATCAAAGTTTTCTAACATTTGATCTTTTGTTGGATTTCCAAAAACATCATCAGCTGGTCCTAATACTTCATCTAGATATCTTTCATATTCTTTTCTGTTATCAAATGTATCAGGTGATCTATATTTAAATTCATCTAAGCCTTGAGTTTTATCTATTTCTTTTTGGAAGAATTTCATGTTTTCATCTAGCTCTTTCATTTCTTTTCTTAGCATAGCATCTTGCGTTTCTTTTAAATCAAATTTTGTTTTAATAGTCTCAATACCTTCTTGTGTGCCACCTACGATAGGTTTATCTGGATCAAGAGTTAGACCTTTTTGGTTTACAACCTTTGTAGTGTTAAGAGCTTTTTCTCTTGCTTCCATTTTAACTTTTAACAGATCTAGACCTTCTGGGTCTTTACCCATTACAGATTTGTAACCTCTGATTAATCTGTCTAAAATTATTTTAAAATTTTTTTGGAAAGCATCTGCTTCTTTAAGACCGAATTCTAATAACTTCTTTTTACTCATCAGTAATATGTTCTCTCAACTGGAGGTAATGAATCTTTTTTTTCATCCTCCGGATGCGCTACGAACCCTCCCTGTCTAAAACGCATTATTGCTTGTGTTGTGCTATCCACCAAATCATCATGATCACCATAAGGAAATGATGCACATTCTTCTATAACCTCTTCTGCAAATTTTTCATCAGGCGCCCATATTACTCCGCCCTCAAACAGCGGCGCAACAGCGTTTACCCTAGCGTGTTTATCTTGGCCTTTGCTAGGTGTATAGTTTATAACAGGAATACCCATTTTTCTCAACTCATAAGTTAAGGGCATACCAGATGCCTTGGCTTCAATTATAACTGTTTCAGGATTCCAATATCGATACTGCTCCCAAGCTTCTTTCTTTAACTCTGGAAACTCTAATCGTTCTTTATACGCATCTAATAATATTAAATTAGCTGGTGAGTCTTGGTCTGGATAAAAAACTCCCCAGGTAGTGATTGCACTATAATCTGATGTTTCTTTTTTTAAAAAGGCAGTATCATAACTTTGAATAATATGTTGTAGAGGTGGTATGTAACCTTTATCCCAAACTCGCCACCATTCGCGTTTGATGAGTGACCCTTCTTCAGCTGTCGGGTTCTGCATCCATTGCGCGTTCCACTTACCTAAACTTAATGATGCCTTAACAGATTCTAATTCATCTAACTTCCAATATTGTGGCCACACTGGTTTGTTACTAGGTAGTATCGCTGGAAACTCTATAATCTCCCATTGATCTGATTTTAATTCTTTTTGAGATTGTAATAACATACCAGTTAAGTCTTTCATATTCCACCGGGTCATAACCACAACTATCGCTCCACCTGGTTGTAAACGCTGTCGTGGACCTGATGTATACCATTCATAAGCTCGCTCAAGAGCTTGCACGTTCAGCGCGTCTTGTTCTGAGTGCGGGTCATCTATAATTAGTAGATCCGCTCCACGGCCCGTGATCGCCGATCCAACACCCGCTGCATAATATTCACCACCTTGTTCAGTCTCCCATTTGCCCGCGGCCTGCGAATCTTCTCTTAGTCTTGTTTTGAACACTTGCTGATATTCAGGGCTATCAATTAATAGTTTTGCTTTACGACCAAAGCGGATCGCGAGTTCTGTTGTGTGTGTTGTTTGTATAATTTTTAAATCTGGTTTACGACCCACCATCCACGCAGGTAATAAGAAAGATGCAAACTCTGACTTAGTATGCCTTGGTGGCATATTAATAATTAATCGTTTGATCTCACCTTTCGCAAGCTTATTAAATTTTTCAGAAATTTTTTTGTGATGTTTTCCTTCAATAAATTCTGGCCAGACATGACGAACAAAAGCCAAAAAATCTTTGTGAACCTTTTCCTGTTTTGTTTTCTCGTCTAGCTTCATCGCTAGTTTAAGAAATTCTTTCTGTGCGTCTGGTGGTAGTTTATCAATAAAATCTGGTTTCATAAAAATTTTTGCAGAATTTTTTGCAGTTCTGTTTTGTTTTGCGTTTCGATTTTATAGCCAATCTATGTCTAAATCAAACACTAAAGGGTATACACTGGGACCCCTTTTGTCTAGAGGGGGGGTGGGCCCGTTAGTTTACAAGCTTATTCGGATTAGCCCTGGGACCCCTCAAGCCTGGCACTTTAGAATGGTTCTAATGTGGGTGGGTGGGTCCGACAGTCCGCGAGCTATGCAGTTTTTGCATGGGATATTGTGGGAAAGTGTATGCACTTTGTGCATACATTTCCTAATTGTATTAATCTAATAGCGCATAGTATGCATCAACAAAGTTCTTTTGAAACCATTCACGACCCTTATTCATCAAGTCATAATCCTCGCTAGCTTCTGCACCGATTGTTGTGTCATAGATAGCAACAGCAAACGCAGGAATCTTTGCAGACTGTTGAAATGTTTCATCGCACCAACGATTAAAGATTGTCATTTCTTTTGTTGGGTCTGCACCAAAAAAACATTGGTCGAATGGTTTTGGTATTGTGTAGTCTTTGCCTTTGTATTTTATATTCATAGTTATCCTTTCTATATTCCCAGATTATCCCATTGACATTATTTGTCAAGTAGTATATTAATTAATTTTAAAAGAAAGGATAACAAATGGCAAAAACAATGACCAAGTACCAGCTTGACCATTATAAAGATAAGGTCAAGAGACAGTTTGATCCAATGATTGATGAACAAGAATTATTGGTCAAACAATTTAAGACTGAAGCAACTGATAAAGCTGTTTCAAAGCTGTCTAAAAAGATTGGTGCAGATAAAATAATCAATCAATTTAAACAGGCAGAAAAAATGTTAGATGAAGCTAGAGCAACAGCACTAACATTTTTTGAAAAGAAAAAACCAAAAGATGAAGAGCTTAGTTATGAGTTTAGAAGGAATAGACATAATCTACGTGACAGCGAATTAAGTCTTCGTGATTGTGAAGACCAGCTTCGGAATTGGGCTTCTAAACTTGCTCAACGTGAGATTGAGAGAAGACCTGAAGGGCTTAAACTAAAGCAACTCAAGGATCTTAAAATTAAGGCGATTGATACAGTTATGGAAGCTGGCGCACCTGAACAACTTGCGATTGCACTTGATAAGGTGTCTCAAAAAATAGGTTTAAGGTGGAACCAAGATTTAACCGCTTTACCAACTTTCAAAAACTAACACTTGACAATGTATGGGATTTGTGATAAAATCCCATACATAACAGAAAGGATAACATGTACTTAATAATACAAGAAACTAAATTTGAAAACTTTGATAGTGTTTATCATGTTTCAAATTCTACTGATAACCTTGATGCAGCAAATCAAATGTTGAAAGGTTATAATTTAATAAATAAAAAAGATGATGTTGTTTATACTTTAATAAAGTATAAATAATTAATACAGAAAGGATAACAAATGAAAATAGAAGATTTAATAGAACATGCAAATGAGGTTGAAGAGAAATCTGACTTTGTTGTTTCGTGGTTCGCTAAAAAATATAATAAGACAATTTTTAGAGTTGGAACTTTAAACAAAGAGGGTTGCAGAACTTGGGAAGATTACAAAGGAAATAAGTTAATGTGTTTCTGGGATACAGTTATTAAAAGATACACAACTTGTATTAACCCAATGATAACTTACAAAAGAAAGGTAAATTAATAATGGAATTATTATTAATAATTAGTGGCGCAATAGTTTGTTATTTTGTTCTTTGCGTTTGGAGCGAAACAAAATAACTGATCCCTGGTCTATTGACACCCGTCCGTGAGCTATATGAAACGGGGTGAGGTTAGCTAGCTAACTTCAATGGACCTGGGATCAGATGACTGGGCACGAAAGCGGGAGACGTCCCCACACAAACACCTAAAATCTGATCTCAGATCCATCGTTTCCCAGTGCAAGGGTTATTCGCACCGATGGATCTGAGATCAGTCCACAAACTCGCTGGAGACGAAACCAGCGGGACTGATCCCTGGTCACATTAGAGATTTGACTAATCTTAAATGATGTCCGAAATTGAGAAGAGACTGGGTTGTTTGCCTCTCGTAACTTTTCGGTTTTAGTGTGACCTGGGATCAGCAACGAGCGTAGCCTAGGCTGGGATGAGGGGCTATCGATATACTAGTAATCTAGTTATGTTCTCTCCCAGTGCTGGTCCACAAGCCGGCAAGCCTACAAGCTTGACAGGTTAAACGTTATGGGATATTATAAGAATTTAGAAAGGATAATATTATGGACAATGACAGTTTAAAAAGAATTGCAGACGCTCTGGAGGAGATCCTGCGATTGGTAAAGGAAGACCAGGAAAGAATGAAGAAGTTAAATGAAAATTAAAGAAGCAAAAGCAATTACTGGTTCGATGACTCGAACCAGTAAGATGCCGGGGCTAAGCTACAGTTTACCTGCATGGGAATGCAAAACAGGCAGCAAGCTCCGAAAAGTTAAAAATAGCGTTTGCAGCATGTGTTACGCTTTGAAGGGTAACTACACACGCTATAAAGCCATCAAGGCTGCACAGTACGTGAGACTCAAAGCAATTGAGCACAACCTGTGGACCGCTGCAATGGTGACACAAATAAAACGCCAAACATATTTTAGATGGCACGACGCCGGAGACGTCCAAGATCTAGACCATCTTAACAAGATCTATGAGGTTTGCAGGTTAACCCCTGATACAAACCACTGGATGCCCACGCGCGAAGCGTGGATTAAAGATCACCTGGCGGAGAAACCACAGAATCTAGTTATCCGATTCTCTCCGCCAATGATCAACCAGCGTAACGACAGCTGGCCAAATTCTTCGATGGTAGTTGACAAAGGTTTTCACACCTGCCCCGCACCTGCTCAAGGTGGTAAGTGTTTGGACTGTCGACAATGTTGGGATCCAAAAATTAAAGTTGTAAGTTACGGCAAACATTAATGATCTGGCACCACCCTAAATATTACAAAGAGTTAGAGAAGAAGCGAAAAGAACTTGAAAGGCAGCAAGCCAACAAGCCGACAAGCCAGCAAGCCGACGAGCCCACAAGCGAGCAAGCCGACAAGCCTGCAAGCGATCAAGCGTCCAGCGGTTCGCGAATCAACAAGCGCTCAATGTAGGTCCAATCATCCGTTGCGAGGGAAGGACATTCACGGTAGTCTGCAAGCAGACCGAGGATCGAGGAACTTTCATAAAGTTTTATCGAAGAGGAAGAGGCCTCTTCGATAAGGATAAAGTTACGTTCTTTTCTGGTCAGATGAAACAATTTTTGATGGGGTGAAAAGTGTATTTTCTTGCCTGTTGCAATCTTTAACTCAACCATGAAAAAACCACAATTATCATGGTATCCCAACAGATCCGGTGTACCAAAACTACTCCAGGATTCTAGTCTAGTCCACTGAATCTTGGGTGTGTTTTTCTTTACTTTTTGCCAAAGTTTTGACTCTGGTTTCATCGTACGAACCCTTATAAATTTGATTTAAAACTGTTGTCCAAGGGTTAAAATTATAATCCTTTGCACAGCCTGATAGCAGTATTAATATTAATATTAGTCTCACAATTGACTGATACGATAGATTACGATATAAGTCAAACATTATGGGAGTCCCAGCAAAACTAACGGAAAGACAGATAAAGTTTGCAGAATTATTAGTTTACAATGAGGGTAGATTATCACCTGCAGAGGCAGCATTTCAAGCAGGTTATAAAACTAGACCAAGACAAGCTGCATCAGAATTAAGAAATCCAAAGGTATCTCCTTTGGTTGTAAAATATATAGGTGAGTTAAGAGCAGAGGTGCAAGAGAAATATGGTATTAGTTTTGAGAAGCATATATCAGAATTAGCTCAGATTAGAAACCAGGCATTAGAAAAAGGGGCTTGGTCTGCTGCGGTAAATGCAGAAGTTGCACGTGGAAAAGCTGGTGGATTATATGTAGATCAAAAACTTGTGATGACAGGTAATGTGGATAACATGTCACCAAATGAAATCAAAGACAGACTCAAAAAGATTTTAGATGAAAACAAAGAAATAATTAATATTACGCCCGAAGATATAAAACTAGAAGAATTAGAATTGCCAACAAAGTCAACCCCTGAATCCGATTAGTCACTTCGTTTGCTTTGCAATATAGCTCGTGAACTTTTGCTATTATTCTTTTTATTATTTCCATAAGTTACTCCTTGTGGGTTAGGACCACGTACTGGTGGTATTGCATTCCATTTTACGTTAGGCATATTCTTAGTCAAGGTTTTATTTTTCACTTATTTTCTCCATTTTAATTATACATGATTTTGGAAATACATTTCTATCAGAAAATAACTCTTCATTCTCTTCATAAGAGGCAAAGGTTCTGACATACTTTTTGTCTTTTTCAAATACATATGCTCTTGTTATCATTCTGCTTGGAAGGAACCCCATAAACTCAAAAGCTGTAGCATGGCCTCCATCCGCCGTGATGTCCTCCCACAGGATCTCGTAGAAGTAGTATCGTTTCTTTTTGATAACTACTGATTTGTATTTTGATTTCTTGAGTTGTCTAGGCATGGGACCTTATACTATAAGTGGAATATTTGGGCAAAAAAGTTTTTAAAAAAACAAAAAGGGTCGCGCACGCCGAGTACATCTGTGCCAAGGCATATTTGCAAAAAAGCCAGTAAATACAACA